TTATTGGTAGAACAGGATTAGGGTTATATATCTCAGGAATATAAACCTCTGGAATATTTATTTGTTTTATACCTATCTCAGGTATTTCCATCTATATCTTTGGCTGTTTAAATTCTGGTATTGTTGGCCCTGTCATTTCTGGTAAACCTTTGTCTAGTATCTTTGGCATAAGTCCTTGTACATTCCCAAGAACTTCATTCATTAATTTTGACTTAAACTGTTCTGATGTTACATATTTATATCCAAAGTACCCTCCACCGATAACAGAAGTTACCATTAGAAATGAAAGGATACTCAAAATTTGACAAACACGATTTAGCATATGATTAAAGAAGCATTTTTAAAAGCATTAATGCCTGTAACTATTATAACCTTCGCTGGAATCTGTGCATTAGCACCTCTCTACGTCACTATGGGGATGATGACAAGGCAGATGACAGAATCTAAGAATTAGGATCTGTTGGATATTGTGTCATATTATATTTCTCAAACTTACCATCAGAATCATAAGTTGCACCATACAAAGTAACTAAAGCTGCGGTATCTGCACAAGCATCAATCTCTGTTTCCCTTGTATTACAGGCAGTTCTTACACCATCACGATATGTACTGATTGCTGTAGGTATTGCAGTAGATTTTTCTGCTTTTCTTACAACGTACCAATCATATTTTGCTAACAAACTACCAGCAGTAACTTTTTCTTTTGCTTTTAAAACTGATTTAACACCTAAGGTGACAACCTGATCTCCGTTTTCATCTAATAATGGATCACCATTCTCATCAACTTCATTTGTATCTGTAAGAGTTTTTGCAGTTCCGTTGCCCCAGTAAAAACGTGAGTCATATACTGGATCGTCAGCTACCTCAGTAATACCAAGGGCTGTTTTCTCATCAGCACTAGCAAGTCTTAACCAGTTAGCAGGGTACTGGGTTCCATCAGATGTCTTAAATGCAACATCGACTGCTAATGGATTTCCGTTTAATTTAAATGCCATACTAATAGTTTACCTCGCACGAGAGTTTTTGAAAGGTGCTTCCGCAAATGCTAAATATATATAAGTGTTTGTATAATTAATACCGCCAGAACCAGAATTTCTTACTTTAAATCCATTTGATAAAAAATCAAACATAGTAAACCCAGATGCTTCAGCAGCAGTCAAATCAGGATATAAAGCATTCCCATCATCTTTATTAACAGGTGTTCTAACATTGTCATATATTTGCCAATTACCAGTATTGTCTATTGGCTTTAACATTATCCATTTTGGCTCAAAACCAAGATTCACAAAGGGGCCATCAGTACTATTATTTGCTTCATATTTTCCAAACTTGCTATACCCTAGTACTTCGCTAAGACAATAAGCTACAAAAGTATCTGTATTACCGTTTACTTGATTATCAAAACCATAACTTGATTGCCCATTCGTTGCATTTAAATATACAGTACCATTAGAATAGGAAGTTAATGTAAATAATGAAGAGGTGGCATTTACGCCACTTGCTAATGATTTGTGTTGTCCAATCCAATATCCTGTATTACCACCACTGTTATTAATTCTTTTTTTAATAACAATAAAGTCAGGCTTTACATTTAAACCATGTCCAACAGTAGCTCCATCTGAACCATTACCTGTATAAGTAACAATAGAAAACCCTGCTGTTGTATTTGCTTTAACAACTGATTGTATAGTTCCGTCAAAATTACTTGACCCAAGATTTGAGTTTGTATTTATTTCAGCTCCCATTCCACTGTGGTTTTGACAATAATAAAATAAATTTGCAACTCCACTTGCTACTGTGATTGTTGTTTTATAGGCACTGTCATCTTTGACAACTCCAGTTGTATATTCACTTCCAGCACTTGTACCACTACTATGTGTACCGTCATTTGTTAAAGAAAATCTAAAAGGATGCGATTGTGCTGAACTATCACTCCAATCAAAAATGTAAGTGCCACCCTCTGCTAAATCTAAATCAACACCATTTGTACCGAATCCTGTTGAACCATCACTTTTAAAAAATTGATATTTATTTGAGCCAGTGCCATGACCATAATCTGTACTATCTGAAACAACTTTGACTTTATAGGTTTTGCCATCTGTATCGCCACCGTTCCAGTTCCATGCCACAAAAGCATTGTTATTTGCATTTCCACCATTATTATTATTTAAACGAATACCATTAGATAAAAAACCTCCTGTTGATGTAAGATAAGTCCCACCAGCAGTTTCGGAACTAGTAGCACTTGAATATAGTATCGTTGTATTTCCATTATCATTTCTTACAGAATCATGCAATCCATGATAAGTAACAGCAGACCTATCTTTAATCCATACCCAATCAGGAGTAAAATTTACTGCTGAAGAATCAGTTACAGAATGGGAGGTAGTTCCATCTCCTTGATAAGTCAAGATTCCAAAATGTTTATTAGGTAGCTTTATTGTTGGGTCGGGTAAGTTTGCTGAACATAATGCTTTAAATCCTGTAGGTGGGGTATAGAAAAAATCTCCTATACCACTAGCATCTGTGTTTCCTTGTGCTGTTTTTGTTCCACTAAATGAAGAATCTTGCCCAAAATTTGCCTTGATTGCATTGTAACTATATGATCCCATTTGAGGATATAGGTTACCATCTGGAATATCAGAATCCGTAAAAGTATCTGTTGGATTTGCACCAGTACTAGGATTTCCGTCAGTATCATTATTACTAGATCCAAACCATGTATTACTATTTGCTATCCAAATTTTTTTATTATCCATATCAATAGCTACGCCTAAAACTGTTCCCCCAGAGATAGCAGATCCCCAATCATAAGAACTACCATCTCTTACTAAATAATTTCCACTACTTGCCCCATAGTTCCACATCCCAGTAGTTCTAAATCCAGTAATATCTGCGGTTGAATTACAAACACCAACCCAAGGGGCAGCAGCACTAGTGGTTGTTGATGTATAGCAATATTCAAAATACCATTTGCCTGATGACATTCCTATAGTTCCTCTAGTAGAACCATGATTATCACCTGTTCTAACTATTTTTAAATTGCCCTCACTAAATGTGCTTGTAGAACTATAATCGTCATCTAAAGGGTTATGAGTACAAAAATTATTCGTAGGGCTATCTTTTACAGCATCACTTGTTGCAAAATTATTTGGTGTGAAGTTGTTGCCGTTACCGCTTGTATCTTTGCCAAGTGTGGTTGCTGTCGTTCCAGAATTATCATCAAACTTAAGTCTAAAACCATTTGTACCAAAAGTTAATCCTGATGTATCAATAGGATTCCATTGGCCTGTTTCTGCATTTGTCTCTCCAAAAGATGATGGTGCTAATGATAAGCCATCAATAAAATTAATTTCTGCTAAATATCCATCAAAATAATTTCCAGCTTGCCTTCTTCCTATGTAATACGTTTGACTTGAATTATTAAAATAATCAACATAGGCATTTTGACTTGGATCGCTAACTGTATCACCTCTGTCTTGTAAAACTCCATTTACATAAATTTTTTGTCTATCAGTACTTGTGCTTTGAGTTGTATCTATAACATAAACAACATGATACCAAGCAGACGAATCTCTAAAAACACCTGTAGTATTTATCCAATAAGTAGAAGTAACATCAAAATATAATGTTTGATTAAAAAATTGACCCATGTGAGTATTTCCAGCAGAACCAAAAAAAGTTCCTCCATTAGTTCCTGAAGGAATATTTCCAAGTTTTATCCAGAAACTTATTGTAATTTTTTGTGAGGAACCGCTTGTATTTGAACTTGGTTGCCTTTGTAAATAAGGACTATCTCCAGAATTAAACCTTAAACTACGATCTACCGTAAAATCTCCAGCAGCCCCAGAAGCTCCTACCCTTATTGCATCATAAAAACCCATTACTTAACGTCCAATGAAACTGCACAATGGATTACGTTGCTAGATAAAATTACATAATCTATTCGATCAACCGCAGCGGCAGCCGTTGATAATGTTGGTGCTGTTCCTCCTACAAATTTAAAAGCTGCGTTAAATGAAGCCGTACGAGATCCCGACCCATCTTGTGTAATAAATATCGAACCTGCCTGACCTACGACTTGGTTTGAAGGCGCTGCAAAGGTTCTGTTCCCTGCAAGCGTTACTGAATGATGACAGGCTGTTGCCATGTCTATTGTTATTGTTGACCCATCAGTAAGGGCTGTAATATTAGCTGCTGCTCCTCCTGTAAGACTCACTCCCCCCGAAGCAGTTTCTATCTTCTTCACATTATCGTGATATAATTCTACGGCTCCGTTAGCAATACATTTTAAATAATCTTCGCCAGTATGTTTATGTAGTTCTATATTATTACCTCTAACTAATAAATTACCTGTACCAGAATCATCAATGTAAGAATTTGATCCGTCATGGTAGATAGACAGATCCGACTCTCCTCCGAAATTAGCTTTTTTATCATCTGCAAAAATTAGTCCTGTAGATGAAGTACTTACTTGCAAAACGCCATTATAAAACAATTTTACTTGTGCATCTGGAATACATTGAATAGAATCTTCAGTTGAACTAGTCTGGATATTAATCTGTCCATTAGTACTGACAATGTGATTATCCGTGCCGTCGTGAAATATGGTTAGGTCTGACGAAGTACCAAAAGCTGCTTTCGCATTATCAGCAAATTCAAGTTGATTATCTGACCTGTCAAAAACAATATCTCTTCCAGCAGTAGCTCCATCAAAAGTTACATCTTCAGTAAATATTGTTGCCGCAGCAAAAGTATTACTTGCAGATAGTGAAGCATGACCAAAGTTTGTAAGGCTTACATCACCTAACGTAATCGCTGCGTTATTAGCTGCGTTCTGTATTTTTAAAGTATTACCATCAACAAAATATGAATACGCACCAACACCGATAGAAGGTGTTCCAGACCCTTGATTTAATGTAGATAAAGCAGCAATTATTTGATTTAACTTTGTACGAACAACAAGACCAGTACCATTATCAACTGTAAAGCCAGATCCCCCAGTATTATCAACTCTTGCCATTAGCTTTTACTTTTTTTTTAAGTATATCCTAAATTTTACCCTTTACCAAAACCAATAGCAGTAAAGTTAAAGTTTCTATCAACAGAACTTCCAGAGCTATTTTTAAAATGAACAGTAAAACCTGTTGAAGCAATACTTGTTAATTCAAAGAAATCACCAGAAGACATATTAAACGCAGTTATTCCTATAGCTGGCGGGTTAGAGTTTGCACCTAGTAAAGCACTTGTGCCTGTGAAAAAGGGTGAATCGAATGTTATTGACTTAGATCCAGCCCCTGATGCAATGGTTGTTGTACTTTGTTCAACCCTTCTTTGAAATTCTGCTGTATATCCAAGTTGACTTACTCTTATATCTTGGTTTGTATCTTGTGTAGTCAATACACATTTGAATTTAAATGTTCTTGCCTTGAATGTTCCATTGGCAAACTTTTGAAAACCTGAGTAACTACTGGCATCTTGTGAAGTTTGAACAAAAACTTCTGCGTTTGTATCAACACTGGAAGTACCATCAAAATCTTGCCTTGCGTCAATATCAGCAACCGAATCTATTAAATCAGCAGAATAAACAGAATCAGTTAATATATGTTTTCTTAAATCAAGACTGTAAACAGCACCTAAATCCAAAGTCTCATTAAATAAATATGTTCCAGTTGTAGATACTCCACCAATATCATCAATCGAGGTTTCAGAGTCAATATCTGTACTGCTGTCAAAATTACCTGTTCCAGCCAAACTTATCGAGGCCGTACCAGAATCAAATCCAACATTTGTTTTTGACCCTTGAAATTTTGGGTCATCTTGATCTTCTCTTCTTGTCTGTACTAATAATTTAGGTTGTGCATCTGGTAAATCTATTACAAGTGATGTTTCACCTGTACTGAATCTATCACCATCGTCCTGTGCTTTAAGAATATACTCCCCTTCTAATAAGGGAACAACTTTTTCTGTAGAAGCCCCACTTAATGCAAAAACAAGGTCAGTTGCATCTGAAAATGTACCAGTACCATCTGTTTTTGGAGAATGCCTAACATGGATTCTTCCCCCTGCTCTAACATCTTGGTCTGCTACAGCATCCCATCTAAGTCTTATCTCTTTGTCAGAGATCGGTTCATAAGTAAGATTTGTAATGTCAGATGGCGGTGCGGTCTTACCAACAGCAGTAAATGTTAATTCTGCTGGCTGTCTTGATGGTTGCCCTAACCCATTAAAACTAAATATTCTTATTTCATAAGTACCAGCATCACTATTAAATATTTCAGCATCACTAGAAAGAGTTTCTATCTTTTTGAAATCACCATTAGCAAATCTATATTGAACTTCATATTTACTTGCACCTGACTGTGTTTGCCAATCAAGAATTAATTTACTAATAGCTTTGTTGTTTATGGTTACAATTTTTTCAGTAACTTGTAAACCTTCTGGCTTGTTTAAAACTGTTGTAAGGGTTGTTATATTTCTTGTTGGCATTGTTGTGCCATCTTCGACAAAGGCATATTTACCAGAATCATGTGATAAAGCTGTAATTGCAAAAGTTTTATCTTCATTTTCTTTTACGCTTACAACTCTCCATGTTGATGTTTGTAAATTTGAAGTCTCTAAAATAAATGGTGCGTGTGCATTTGGTGCTGTGCTAAATGCAGAAGAAACAGTAATTGTTGTTGAAGAGATAGCACTTATTGTTTTTTCTTCTAATGATCCATCAGGTAAAATAATTGAAATTGTTGGGCTATCACTAAGACTTGGAATATCTGTGTTTGTAGAATCATCTAAAACAACAACTGTTGTACTGGTAACACTTTTAAGCAAACCTCCTCGCCTTACACCAGCCTTAAGCCTGTCAGATATTTCTATTACATCACCGCAACGTACTAATACACCAGCAGCCGCAGTTGTTGAAAAAGAACAAGTTTCACCAGAATTTTGTTCATTATATAAAAACCATCTTCCTAATCTCCTCGCCTGATTACGGCTTGTTGTAGCAAAAGCTTTTATATTTTTAACAACAACACCATATTTTGTTTGAGTGGCAGAATCAGCCTCAACAGTTTCAACGTCAACTTCTTGAGTAACCATATCAAAGTAACTAACATTGATTACTGTGTGTCTTGTCTTTAAACTTGATCCAGCATATAAAAATCCAACCTCAGTGACGTTTGCATTTGTAAAAATATAACTTGCTGTTTTTGGTGAATCTTGAGATATGGCAATACCACCAGCAGAATAAAAAGGCATTACTCTCATCACAGAACAAAGTGAATTTATCAATGAATATGCCTCTCGTTGCTGCGTGATATTTACATTACAGCTAAATCTTGGCTCTGTAGATCCATCACCATTACCAGCATCTACTGATGCTCCACAATATTCACTTACTGTTTTAAAGCTAAATTTATCTAGATTTGCTTCTGCAATTCCACAACCAGCCCTAGTGTCTATAAGCAAGTCATATAAAATCCAAGCTGGGTCTGTTGTCCACTCTTTATCTGTTTTAAAAGTGCCGTTAAAAGTGCCAGCATAAGATATTGCACCAGTTTGCAAATCTACAGTTGCATTGTGCGGAATTTTGATCTTACGACCTCTTATCCTATAAACTCTCTTTGGTATTCTTGGGAATTGTTCAGCATTAAACCTTAATGCAACATGAGCAGTATTAGTATATGCGTTCTGTTCAAAAATTATATTAGTAGCTTGGTTAAATTGGAAAGCGTTTACAATTTTTGCATCTGTACTGTCTGCTGTTACTCTTTCAACTCTTATTGCAACAGGGAAAGATGTTGTTGATTTAAGTTTGACAATATAATCTCTAAAATATGCATTGGTTGATCTTCCTTTTACAGTGTCATCAATAACAGTTGTTGTTGTACCATCGTTTTCTATTGTTTTAATTAGTAAATTAACTTCAACTCCATTTATATCACCATCATCTTCAAACTTTTGCATTGACGGAAATCTTAAAGTCACTCGAACAGCGTTTATATCACTTGAACTTACAGTGTGAGTTACAGGGCTTGAAGTAGTTACAGTTGTACCTATGACAGTTTCAGTTTCAATATTTGATATTCCTTCAATAAATGTCTGACTAGCTGTTCCAAGTCTGAAGTCAAAACCAACATCTTTAAAATTAAAATCACTATCAGAAGGTGCTGTATTACTAGCCGCTTCTTGTAAAACCTGAGTTCCATTCAAGAAAATATCTTTTTTAAATGCGTTAAAGTATGCAGTTGAGGTCTTGTCTGTGATACCAGCTTTTGATGCTGTTGCACTGCCCTCTAGTTCTCCCTCCCCTAGCAATTCCACGATTGTATTAAATTGCTTAGAAGATAATGCACCGCTAGGTAAATCGGGATTGTTAAAAGTAGTCGATTGATCAAACTCTTGAATAGCCATTAGTTGTTACCCTCCACCTGTACAGTATCAACACCATTAGAAACGACAATAGAACCAACCAAGATTTCTCCATATACTAAATTTACTGGAACACCAGCATTACTTATATTTGTCAGCCCTGTGAAAGAGTAGTTGGAAGCCAAAGCTGCTGGGTCTAAACTATCTTGACCGCTTGTTGGATTTACAGTGTTTTGTTGTGGAGCAAGCATACTTGTAACCCCATCTAGGAGCATACTCGTACCGACTGCTCCTAAAGCATTGACAATCAAACTTGAACCTATAAATTTTGGTGCAACAAATTTTAAAGCTGCTCCGATAATAAAATTAAAAAAGTTTCCATGAACAACAGGAATAATTCTTATATCTTCTTGTGTATTGAAATTTAATAAATCTTCTGTAATTACTTTTGCACCAACTTGGATTGTATATATTTGCTCTGCCATATGTTTCTCGATACCTTTAAAATTACAAACTAAAAAACTTATCGCCTCTCTAGGTGTATTAAGATCAACTTCAAACTCAGCTTGACCTAAAAATTTTCTTAAAGTGCCGTAAACTTTTATTTTTTTAAGCATCTATTTCATCAGGTCTTATTATTGCTATTTTATCCGATTTCGGTGAAACAAGATAAAAAGTTAAATCTATTGATTTACAACTATATTTATCAGATTCTGAAAACTCTAAAATATCTTGAGGGTGACTATGAACAATACCAATAATCTCATCAACAGAATCTTCAACATCTGCATAATCCAAAGGGTCTATTACAAAAGATTCTAATTTAGCCTCACTTGCAATATTTTTACAAGGATAATATTTTTCTTGTTTATTTTTTATTCCAACAATTCCACATGATTCCTCTGGGTCACATTGCTGTGCGTGGTTTATAGCATCTTGTTTCCATATATAATCCATTATGTATTAATAAAACTGCCAACCCCTGCAAATTCATTTCTGGTAACTTGTCTTGCTGGTAGTTTTTTATTTGCTTGGTCTAAAGCTCCTACAAGTTCAAACTGTACAATTTCTCTTGATTCACTTGTTTTTCTATCAATGAAAAATATTTCTTGCGGTAACTCATTAGCTGAAGGCGTACCAAACGGATTGCTACTACTAGGGAAGTTAGCGGCATCAAGTTCACTTGCAAGCGTTGTAATTCTTGTAATTTTTGCATCTGCCAAATCATTATGAGGTGTTGTTAAATTAACAATTATCATTAAATCAGTAACAGTAATAACTGACCCACTTCTTGTGATACCTCCTAAATTAGCAACAGTTAAAGTTGGTCTTGGAACTTGACCTCTCCCAGTAAACTCAGCACCTTCAAAAGTAATAGGAAATCTTTGATAAGAATTACCCTGCCAAACTATTTCTGCATTTGAGTTCATACTGGAGCCAGCATGAAATCTGAATGTGGTAGGAACACTAGATGGGTTTCCTGTGGCATAATGCAAGCCCTCTACAAGTTCCATTACAAACAGTTCTATTCTTGAACTAGGATTCAGCTTTTGTAATTCAGATACAGGTATTGCCATTATGGTTCTGCTACCTCTTCAAAGGTTAAATTCATAACGACTCTATTATTTAATATTGCTGTTCTTGATCTTCTTGTACAAACAAATTTCAAAGCAGAAGAATGATGTGGCGGTGTAAAATCAAAATTTGCTTGATCGTCAAATCTTGCGTCTAAAAAAGTATCTATTGTTGTTGCGTCAGTTGTCGAAACATTAAAAGTTAAAGTTAAATTTATTAATCGTTTATTAGCTGGTAAGCCTTGAACAAAACGTTGCTCATATCCATCACCCAGTTTAATTCTTAAACTATCTTGCTCAACAGTTTCTTGCGTGGAATATTGTGGGGTAATACTTGGAAAAGTAGCCATTATGCAAGTAAACCTCCAGCACGTTTTTGTTTTATTAATTCAGATTGTATAGCAATAGCAATTTGATTTCCTAGTTGGTTTGCATCTGCATTATTACCAGACACGTTACTTGAGTTTGCATCAACATTTACAGTAACTACATTTGTTATACCACCGCCACCTTTTCCTAGTTGACTGTTTGGAATTATATTGCCGCCTTTAGAACCCATCTGCAAAATCTCTGGGCCTCTTTCTCCAACGAGGAAAGCACCACCAGCATTAACTCTTCCACCTCTCTCTTTACCAAATAGACCAGATAAGAAA